CTAGTACTCTTGTTGCAATTCTCCCTGGTGCTTTTCCAAGTCCCCTTGAAAAAATAGATCCCTTTTTTGCTGTTCTTGCCGCTAATGATTCTGCTCCTGGTCTAATAGAAACTCCTTTTTTAAGTCCTCTCTTTATTGCAGCTTCTGCTTGTTGCGGAGTTTTTCCATTATTTAAAGCATTCTCATATATTTTTCTTGCTCCAGGACCATATTTTTTTTGTATATTTCTAATACGAGCATTTTTGACTTTTTCAGCAGCTGTTGATTTTTGAAAAGAATTAGATCCTAATCCAGGTTTTGCACCTTTTTTACCCAACCCAAAATCAGTTCCACCCATTGTTGCCATACCGGCAATAATAGCGAGGTTAATAAATTTAGTTAAGTTGCCACTGAATTCATCAAATGTTTTTTGAAAGTTTTCTCCTCCGAGTTCTTTGGCAAAATTACTTATTTTTTCATGAGCATTGTAACCAAAATCAATAAAGTTTACAATTCCATTAAAAACATTTCCAATAAATGACTCAATAAATTTCGCAATTGGTTGTATTTTTTTACTAAACTCTAAAATTTTTGGAAGATATTTTGAGAATTTATTGAATAAGAATCCAAGAAATGTAAAAGTAATAAAGCGATTTATTCTATCAAATATACCTAATTGAGGAACTGATGATTCATTATCTTTAATAATTTCTTTTTCCTTTTTTTTCTCTAATTTAGTTTCTTTTTCCTCAAATTTTTGTTTTTCAGTATCTTTTCTTTTTAACTCAGTTTCTTTCCTTTTAAACAATGAATTGCTTAAAAGTAATTTCTCTATGTTTATAAGAGTTTTTCTTATGTTTATTAACTCTTTCTTAAGAAGAACATTCTTCTTTTCCACATTTACTTTCGTAGATGCTAATTTTGCTTGAGGTAATAATTTTTGAGAATTTATTGCCATTTCTTATTACCCGATTCCATAGATTTCGGCATTTCTAAATCTGGTTTCCTGTGCCACTGAAGAAATCACAGAGAATCCAGGGACTACTCTATCCTTAGTTGGGTTCACATTTCCTCTCACATTTCCCATCATAGGTTGAGAAATTTTAGGAAGTGTAACAAATGTATTTCTTCTAGAAGGAGGTTCTATATTATATTTACCTTGTTTTGCTGGATTAGAATTTTTATCCAATATGGCAAGTAAATTATCAAAGAACTGGGCACCTCTTTCAAAAGAACCACCACCAGCATTTCTCACACCAGATTTTGAAATAAGATATTCATTTGGATCAAGTGCTCCAAGTATTGGGTCTGATGCACTATGTGGATTCTTAACTCCATCGCTAGGTTTTATTAATCCACCATCTTTTTTACCCTTTGACATATTATAAAGGAATGGAGGAATACCAGGAATACCGCTTCCAATTTTCCTTTCTCCTACTATTTTTGGACCTACTAAATTTTTTAAATTAGTCGGTCCACTCATCAATAAACTTTTTTCTAATGCAATTCTTTCTGCATTTGGACCCTCTCTATGAATATTTTGCGATGCAGATTTAATGTCACCTTGCTGTAGTGCTTTTGTTAACTTGGGATAAGCACCAATAGGACCATAAGGAGCATTATAACCAAGAACTAGCAATCCAGCTCTTTGATTATTGCTCATTTTATTCCAATGAGGAATTTTGGTTGAGTATTCTTTTGATAATCCTGATATGTTTGTTGCTAAAATATTATCCGCTTTACCCTTTGTAATCTTATCTCCACTTTTCACTGGTTTTTTACCATTTAAAATACTATCATAATATGTGGACCCCCATCCAATTGTGGGTTTTCCTACACTATCAATGTAAGAATGAATAGGAGTGTTTGTTGTTAGTTTAGACCATTTTGAACTTCCGGGTCTTGTAAAATCATTTATTCCTGGAGTTAATGATGAAAGGGCCTCATCTTGTTTTAAATGATGAGCGGCTATTCCAATTTCTCCTCCATTACTTAAACCAATTAATCCTCCCATAGAACTTGCAAGTGTATCTGCATTTATTTTTCTAGGTTTGTTTGCATTAGAACCAATGTTATAAGCAAGTGGATCTACTCCCGCCTGCCTAATCATTCTTTCCCGAGCCCCAACTTGAAGTACCGATTCTCCACGCTGAAGAACTGCACCACCACCACCTTCAATGGGCAAAAATTGAGTATCAGATCCTGCACCAGAAACAGTTTCTCCAGTGTCTTTATCTACAACTCCACTGAATACTGATCCACCTCTACTCATTCCCATTGGAGATACACCACCCATTCCAAGTTGACCAGGATTAAATGCTTTTCCAATTTCATTAAACCAATCTCCCTGCCCTCTTTTTTCTGGTGTGGTTCCTTGCCGTTTTGCGATTTCATCTGTTCTATTTTTTTCCATCATAAAACCTGCACCAGCGGCAACTCCAGTAACTGCACCAGCAGTAATTACTGGATTAGTGGATGCAAATTTAACTAATTTTGGAATTGCAAACTTTGCTAAATGAAAACTCAATTTAGCAATAGTCCCTATTATTGATCTTGTAAATGCCCCAAGAGGAGTTGCAAATAAGAACCAAGCACCCAATAATGCAGGCCACCAATCCTTTAAGAATTTTCCAATTGTAACAAGTTTATCTTTATTTTTTGGATCCCCTACCCAATCCATAAAGACTTTAAATGCTCTTCCTAAAATAGTAAAAACTAAAAACCTTATTATTCTATCAAAAATACTTTGAAACGGAGCAAGTATTTTCTTTGCGGTTTCAATTACACCATTTTCTTTTTCTTCTAACTTATCTTCTTTACTTCCTCTTCTGAATCTCTCATTATTCTTTCTATCAATTTCAAATTCTTTTTTTGAAAGATTACTTTGAGATAAAAGAGTTTTATGAATACTAATTACAGTTTTTCCAATACTTTTAACTATATCAAGTATTCCTTCACCAACAACCGTTTGCTTTGTTTGGTCTTTAGAAACTTGAGTACCAGGAAGAAGATTTTTATTTTTTTTAGAAAAATTATTTAAATTTGATACATTATTTGCATTTATACGATTCTTCTTAACTTTAAAAGTAAATCTACCTGTTTTACCTCTAACTCTTTTGAATTCGTTTTTAATAAGATCAAATTCTTCTGGTGGAATTTTTTTCCTAGAAGAAGTTACCTCAACCAATTTTTCTTTGAGGTAAAAACTATAAGTTTGATAGTCAAGTTCAAATTCATATGAAAGACCCAACAATCTTACGATTCTTTCATCTATAAGTTCTTTTGTTGGGTTATTTGGTGCCATCTATTGTTGTTGTTTTAGTTTTTCTTCTTCCAAATGTTGCTTGAGAAATTCAACATAAATATCCCTCTCCCAAGGTATTAGATTTTCAATCTCAGTTAATGAATATTTATGATACTGAATTAAGGAAAAATTTAACTTATAATAACTCTCAAGATCCATATGCACCATCGCTAGACGAAAAAACTTGAAAGTCCCTCCAGTGTTACTTCACTCTCTATTTTTGTATTTGGATTCTTGACTTTGACTTTATGTGAAAGTTTTGGCATTGTCTCAAAGAACTTTTCTATTTCTTTGAATTGAGAAGAATTCATTTGTTCCAAGAAATCTGTTAGTTCCTTTTTAGTGACATCTGAAGAAACCCAAACTTCATCTTCTGTATAAATCTTATCAATACAAGATGAAATCAAATCAAATGATTGTTCCATTTGACTATCAGAATTAAAGTCAAAATTGCTCTTGATAAATTGCTCTAATGATGGATACTTCATTTCCATCATAATCTTATCATCAATTTTTATTTTATTAGTGTGTCCTTCACTCTTTTGAACTTGAATCTCATCAAGATTGATTTTTACTGGAACAGAAGTTTCTTCGTCATCAGGGCAAATAATATTAACTTCTATTTCTTCTCCAACTGACTTTCCGCGAATATTCAAAAACAAATATTCAATATCAAAAGTCGGCAGAGATTCTACTTTAATTGCTTTAGTTTCAATACAGTTTTTAATTACTGTTTTGATTGCATTAGTAATCTGTTTTGTATCTTCAGTTTCTAATGCAAGAACAAGTAGTTTTTCTTCTCGTACTAAAAATGGTCTGTATTTAATTGTTTGTTCAGTTGATGGCAACTCAAGTTCATAAGTTGGTGTTGAAATCTTTGGTAATGGCATAATATCTTAATGAGTATTACAAGTTCAGGTGTTTTATTTATCAGGCAATATTTGGGTTTAAATCACCAGTTACTCCAGGTATTCCAGGGCCCAAAGGAAAAGTTGATCCATTGACATCATTTATAACTGGGTTAAATTCTGGATTTCCTGGATTATTTGAATTACTTTGATTTGAAGTTAATTTATAATCATCACGATCTGGAGTAACAATATATCTACTATAATAGAAAGAAACAGTACATTTTAATAATTGAGATGTATCATAAGAAACTGGCATAGAATTAATGCTAATTGGGTATGCGTTTACAAACTTATATTGCAAAACTCTACTAGATTTATTTTCAGATCTTTCAAATTTAGTAATATAAAGATTTTCTGTTTTATAATTTTTTGGATAATTTACTCTATAACTATAATTTTTTGTTTTTTGCTTTTCTATATCATCTTCTCCAACACAATAAGAAAGCCAATTTTCAAAAAAATGAATTATTCTATAATCACTATCAACATAAAAAGTAAAATCTGCCCTATCATCATATAATCTACGGTATGCGTGTTTTTCAGAAACTCCGTGATAATCGTTTTCAATGTCTATAGTTGCAAGAGATGACCCAGGAAGAGATGCATCTGAGCAAGATAATCTAATTAATTCTTGGTTTGTGGAATAATCTACTCCTATAAATCCAGAGTCTATTCTATCTTTAGTAAATTGACTGTTTAAAAGTTCTTCTGGTGGTCTAAACTCACAGATAAAATGAGAAGTTAGAGCAGGCCTCAGTAGCGTACTTTTTATTTTACTTAATGATACTACACTAGGACTGGGTGCGGCCATCTATAAATATTCTGGAGTTATTATGTATTTATGAGTAAAGAAGGAAAATATCATCAAGGAAGATTTCATCCTCAAAACCCAGAGAAATATAAGGGAGATTATAACAATATAATCTATCGCTCATCTTGGGAAGTTAAATTTATGAGATACTGTGATAGAAATGAGAATATTTTAGAGTGGGGATCTGAAGAGTTTTTTATACCTTATTATGATTCAACTACTCATAAAGTGCGAAGGTATTTTCCAGATTTCATTATGAAAGTAAAAGAAACAAATGGAACAATTAAGAAATATATTATTGAAGTAAAACCAGAAAGACAAACAAGACCTCCAGTTCCAGGAAAGAAAAAGCAAAAAACTTTGATTACTGAATCATTAGCATATGAAAAAAATATTGCTAAATGGAACGCAGCAAAAGAGTGGTGCGATGACAGAGGAATTATATTTAGAATAATCACTGAAAAGGAACTTTTTGGTTATAAATAAGATATAAAGAACTCCAATTCTAATGCTGTGTAAAGGGAATAAAACTTTGGTTCTTATGTTCCTTGTTAGGGAGGAGTTCTGATGGTATTTGAATCAACTGAACCATTTAAACCTGAAATAACAGGAGATCCAAGAAATAGAGCATATACAGTAAAAATATTGGATAACGGGACAACAATAATCACTCAACAAGAAATTACTGGAAATGCAACCCAAGTAATGGGTAGAATTCCTAAAAAAGGAACATTTGTACCGGAAAAAATTGGAAATCAAACATTACCAAATGCAGACCAAATAAAGTATTTTACAGAAAATTCTCAAAACATAATTAAGAACCATTCAATTCCTACAGTTTTTACCGGAATAGGCGGAAGTGCTGGTGGAGGATATGCAAAAGTAAATGAAGTATTAGGAACTAATTTTTCGCCACCACCACAATCACCTACACCAGGATCAGGCAAGGATCTATCAAAAATAATAACCGATGAACTTGATAAAGGTATAGATCCAATAGACAAAGATGGTATAACCGCAGTAAAACAACACGGAGATTACAAATATCCATCCGAAATGCCTGATGATATGGATAGAATAAAATTTAATATGTATACTTATGGAATAAGAAAACCAGGGAAAAATTTTACTGGATTTGATAAGGAAAGAGGATCGGGCGAATTAAAAGGATCAGTAACACTAGGAATTCAACCAAGAATCTCAGATACAAATTCAGTATCTTGGAACGATTTAAGTGCAAATGCTATTGAATTAGCAGCTGCTGGAGCAAGTATAGATCTAATAAGCAGAGGAGCAGAAGGAATTAGTGATGTATTAAACAAATTAGGAAATACTGTTGGAGCAGAAAAAAGTAATATACAAGAATATGCAAAAACATGGTTTGCAGGACAAGCAGCTGGTATAAGTGGATTAACCTCAAGAATAGGTGGAGTAATTTTAAATCCAAATTTGGAATTATTATTTGATGGGCCTCAGTTAAGACCATTTGATTTTACATTTCAATTAACTCCAAGAGACTCTACAGAGGCAAAACAAGTAAAACAAATTATTCGTTTCTTTAAACAAGGAATGGCAGTTCAAAGAACAGTAACTGAATTATTTCTAAAAGCACCAAATATATTTGAAATTAAATATTTGTTTGGAGAAAAAAAAGACCATCCTGGATTAAATAAAATAAAGAGATGTGCATTACAAAGTTGTAGTGTTGATTATACTCCAACGGGTTCTTATATGACATTTCCTGATGGAACAATGACTGCCTATAATATAACTTTATCGTTTAAAGAACTAGAACCTGTTTACTCTGATGAGTATCAAGATCCAACTAATGATAAAACAGTTAACAATGTACGAATAGGATACTAAAATGGCAAAACCATATTTCAGTAATATACCTGATTTTGAATATGTGAGTCGTGTAAAAGAAAACCGTAATATATCAGAGTATATTACAGTAAAAAATCTATTTAAACGCGGTAAGTTAAGAGAAGAAATTTTTGGAAATCTAAACTTCTTTACCAAGTATAGTGTAATTGGAGATGAACGACCTGATAATGTTGCGTATAAAATTTACAATGATGAGACCCTAGATTGGGTTGTATTAATATCTAATAACATTCTTAATATAAGAACTGAATGGCCTTTACCTCAAACAGGATTTGATAGATTTTTAATCAACAAGTATAAAGTAGGAAGTGAATCTGAAGAAACTACCTATAACAGAATTTATAATGGTATTCATCATTATGAAAGTCCAGAGATAAAAAATACTCTAGGAATTACTGTTCTTCCAGAAGGACTTCAAATTCCTCAAGATTTTTCATTAAATTATTATGATGCTGGATTAAGACAAGAAGTTATTAGAGAAAACATTGCAATACCAATTACAAATCAGGAATATGAAATTAAAATTCAAGAAAAAAAGAGAAATATTTTTATACTGAAACCAAAGTATCTTAATGTTGTCTATAATGACCTTGATGATATTATGCCATATAAGAGTGGATCTACTCAATACATATCCAGAAATCTTAAACGCGGAGATAATATACGTCTATATAATTAATAAATAGAATTGTCTATAAGAACCGCAATTCTCTACAGACAAGATTAGGTGCTCTCTTGGGCACCTTTTTTATTATAAATAATAATGCGGTTTTTATAGAATAGAAATGAATTATCTAAAGATTTATTGTAATCTCATCAGGAAAGCAGAGAACAGAACTCCGCCTGAGGGATATACAGAAAAGCATCATACTTTCCCAATAAGTATTTTTGGAAAAAATAAAAGAGTAGTTGTTCTTACAGCAAAAGAACATTATATTACTCACGCATTATTAGAAAGAATTTTTATAAAGAGATATGGGCTAAAACACTGGAAAACTCAAAAAATGATTCATGCATTTTGGATTATGAATACAAGAAAAAATAAAACAAATTATTATAATTCATTACTATATGAATCTTCAAAAATACACCAAAGAGAAATAGTTTCCAAAAAAATGAAAGGAAATAAAAATTCATTAGGTGCTGTTAGAACAAAAGAATATATTGATAAACTGATAGAAAGAAATATAGGTAGAAAGTGTAAAGAAAATACAAGAAATAAAATACGTACTACTTTAAAGGGAAGAAAAAAAGAATCTCCTTCAGATGATACTAAAATCAAAATGAGTATATCTAAAAAAGGAAAAAAATTTAGTGAAGAACACAAAAATAATTTAAAAAAAGCATGGAAAAAAAGAAAATTAAAAATGACCAAAGAAGAAAGAAAAAATACTTTTTCAACCACAAAAGGAAAATGTTGGTTTTATAATGATGAGTTGAAAATAAGTAAATTATTCTACCCAAATAAAGAACCTGATGGTTGGATAAAAGGAAGAAAATATATTAAAAAAGGGAGATGTTAATCTCCCAAATCTTGAAAAGAGGCGATAACCTCAGGTTATATCAGTAATCAGGAATTTGCCAGTTTACTGAAATACGAAAGCGCCTCATCTCCATCGTCATCATCAGAAGTGGTTTTAGGGAGTTCTACACTCTTACTCTTGCGATAAGATTCCTCAAGTTCCTGCATTACATTTTCTTCAATGTTTTGCTTTGGAGCATAAGATTCGTAGTGCTCTTCTTCATCAGCAGTAGATGTCTTAGGAGCAACTTTACCAATACCAAGAACAGAATTCAAACGCTTTTCAAGTTCATCATAAGACTTGAATTGATCTGGAGCAACAATAGCAGAAAGAGAATATTCTTTCTTCCAGATTGCTTCCATAGCATCATCATCGTCTAGAAGAGGTTCAGGTGAATCAAACTCCGACTTATCGTAGTTCCAGTAACCTTCTACCTTACGAATCTTGAGACGGAAGTTTGCACCTTGCCAAAAATCAAAAGGATTAACTGGTGCCTCATCTTCAAATTCTGGTTGCATTGAGTTCAGAATCTTATCAAAGATTTTCTTACCAAATTTGAAGAGAAAGACTTTACCTTCGTTTTCGGGTTGTGCGGGATCTTTGATTACATAGATGTTTGCGTAATATGATAGTTTACGCTTCCGTTGACGAACTGTTTCCTTATCCCGGTCGTTTCCGGAGTTCCAGAGTTCAGTATTTGATGCACAAACTGGACACTTTTGACCTAGTGTAGTGGCGCAGTTGTCAATCAACCAACCACCAGTTCCTTGAAATGCATGATTATACATCTTCACCCAAGGTAGATCTTCATCACCAGGAGCAGGAAGAAATCGGATAACTGCAGAACCTACATCCCCTTTGCCCATAGTCGGTTTCCAGAAGCGTTCATCGGTTCCTCCAGCACCACCAGTATTCATTTTTTCAACTTCTTTTACTAGTTTATCAGTAAGAGAACCAAGTTTAGATTGTTTTTTTAGTGATTCAAATGACATTTTATTTCAGTACAGATTTGGCCTTTGTGATTTAGCTTAAGGGATCATCCAGCCCATAAGTATTCTACACTTCCTCTTCTGAAATGTCAAGTTGTTCTCTCATCATCTCAATCAATCCTTTCATATTGTTAAAGATGACATTCATATCAACATTTGGTGGCATACCCATCATTGTCGCAGATTCAACTATTTTTTCTTTCATTTCAATTGCCTCAGGATCATCAGATAAACTCAGACGAGTATATAAAACTTTTTGTTTATTTAAAAGTTTTTCAAGAAGTGCAATATGAAACTTTTTTTCTTCAGTATTCATTGTAGGAAATGTAAAGACATTACAGTAAATGTCTTCCTGCAACATTGCTATTTCAGCCATTTCTGCTCGGACTATATCTGAAGTAAAGAAACTCACATTACACACTCCTTTAAAATTGATTTGAATTTATTCCCATCAATATGTAGGAATGGAGAGTATTTTTGAATTCTCATAGATACAAATTCCCATACAGGATCTTGAAGTTTTTTATCAAACTCTTTTGTGTATTCAAGAATATTATTTAAAATAATTAAAGTTTCTAATGATATTTTCTTTTGTAAGAATTCTTTTAGAATTTTTGGGTGCTTATTACCTTGAATACTAAACATCTCATCAAAGTTTTTTGAATTGAGAATACTTACTTCTTCCTTAAAGATATAAGAAAGTGATTGAGTTTTACGCATCCAGTTTGTATAGTTTTCTTCTCCTTCTTTGATGATTTGGCCAATCCAAAGTGACTGAGGATCATCACAAGAAGCAAAATTGGCAACAAAAAAATTCAATATTTCTTGATCGGTTTTGTTTCTGGACAATTTTTCAAACCAAAATCTATCTTTTCTTTTGTAGAAAGATTTAAGATTTGCTTTTACTTTTCCATTATATGTGAAGTAATTGTAATTATTATTGCAAAAGTGATTCTTTAAGGCCAAATAAGACTTATAACAGTTTAGTGGATCCAATTTCAAAATACTAATTTTGCCTTAGAAGTTTTTCTGAGAAAATTAAGTTCCATTGCTTCAAACTTAATCTTTTCTTTTAGTGGTTTTGAAAGTAGTTTAGGTACAGATTCTAGATCAATCTTATTGATTTCACAAAAAGCAATTATTGCATCAATATAAGAAACCCGTTCTTGCACCACAAGTTTCTCAACTTCTTGAGCAAATCTTGAGGGACAGTAAAACTTTTCTTCTAATACTTTTTCTAACTCTTTATTGTAATCAGAAGTCATTAATTGGACAAGCGTAAGTGGCACAATAATCTAATTCACTTTTGTTCATTATAAATCTTTATTCCATATATGTCAAGCAATTTGTTCTAACTTATCGTTTACAAATTTTTTAATATATTGAACTACAAGTTTCATATATTTTTCTAAATCTCTTTCTTCGTAAATAACACATTCTCCATCTTCACAGGTCATTATAATCACTAATTTTTTAATTTGAATGCCCGTCATCTCATATAACGCCATTCCATAAAACATAGTTTGGACGAAATAATCAGTTATCCATTCCCGAGGCTTTGGTTTTGCGGAAGTCTTATAATCAATAACTGCAAGTTCACCATCAAATTCTGCTATAGTATCTACAGAACCGGCAACTCCCAAAATTTCACTGTATAAAGAACTTTCTAAACAGTGAATATTATTTATACGATTTAGAGATGGTTTTGCTAGTTTGAATAACATCTCAGAAATTGGTTGAACTTCTGGTAGTTCTTCATTTAACAAATAATTTTCAATCAAAGTATGAGTATCAGTACCACGACTGGTTGCTCTTTTTGTGATTCTATTTGCTTCTTCTTCACCAACTCTTTTACGCCACTTTGCAAACTTCTCTTTGCTGTAATGACTAATCACAGAGGTAATAGAAACTGATTTTTTATTTTCTCCACCTATGTTGTAATAACGAACTCCATCTATACTCTCCCTTGTAAGTTGTGGGAGTTTCAAATCAATATGTGTGAACATTTTATATTACGATATTTAAAGAATGTTTTGCAATTAAGTACTCTTTAACCAAGCCACTTCTGCATACGTCTTCAATGCCAAATTCAATGAAATCAAATGATGGCATAATTTGAAGAATTTTTATAAAATCATGAATTCCATTTCTTTCATTCTGT